TCGTTTTATCAACGACATACCCCCAATCATTCTGGAACTTAAATCCAGGATTGGACCATGTGCTCATAAAGAGCTCATAGTCGAGTTGAGGATCATTGGTCCTCCCCTCGCTGAACTTCTTCTCTATGGAGAAGCTCGGCTCTACAGGATTCTTTCCCTGTAGTAAGGACTGGTAGTACAGTCCTTTAGCAATCTCAAAAAAGACAGATTGCGGATCACTGAACATGTCTATTTTCAGTGAGTTGATCAAAGTCCGTTGATTTTGATCACGAGGTACTATTACCGCCTCCGGCGGCAATATGTCTCTCATACCTTCTATTTTTGGAAGGTACATGTGGTGCTTATGCACCACCTTGTCGGTCCTATTCGACCTGACAAACTTGTAGCCAAATCTACCATTTAGTAAGGCTGCAAGGCGGTATTTTGTTTCCCGCGGGTTGCGTGACTTATTCTCTATGACACGCAACATGTGCTTACCACTCATCGGGTAGGCACCATCACCTCCTATCTCAATAGGGGTGTAAGGACTTATACAGTCCGGTTCCTGCGGCACTAATATATGCTGCAGAAGTGACGCCTGATCAAAGAATCGGCGTGCACGCGGGTTGCTGCTAGCAACCCACCTAGTCTCCTTCCCTAGGAGACTGAACCTACCAATGTTAGACATTGAGTAGGCGTCTACCTCACTTGGTTGAGGTAGAAGAAGTCTTATTCTTGGGTAATCCAAGTAATCAAGATCTTCACCACGTCTCATACGGACGTGGGGTGTGTCCAGTACTGACTGGGGCACAAGGCATCCTTCCTCACAGTAGAATGCCATGCGATCTGACACAAAAGTGTCCAGCTCGCTTACCTTGAATATTTGATTCAAGGTATCAAGATGCTTATGCAACTTGTCGGGATCGTTCTCTAGAGCGATCTCGTCGTCCCCTACTAGGGTGTACACCCTAAGTCCGGACTTCTCGCAACAATATTGATGTGCGAGTGTGAGTATGACTTTTGTCATCATATCACCCATCATCCAGCCTCGCTGCATGGTGACCAGGCGGTAACCGCCATGGTGTGGAACAAACGCGAAGCGTTTTCCACAGTACTTGCTCTTAGCGAGCAGTGCTAACCCTAATGGAAAATCAGGGTTCTCAGCCCTTTCTATAAGGCTGTGCCAGATTTGCCGTGCAACATCTCTGTTGCCGAAATCTGTTGCTTCCGACAAGTCAGTCGAAAGCGCGTAGACCCTTTGGCCTACAAGCTCACCCCACTCTAAATTCTGTGGGTTGAGTACATCTGTTAGAAATCTCCACAGATGTCTGTCCGCTCTTAAGCCGGACTTTACCTGCCTAGATGTTAAACTAGGCTGGAATATGTGGGCAAATACCCCCATAAGCACCTGATATGCAAAAGGTGCGACGGTGATTGTTCTGGCCTTAGAAGGCTCTGAAACACCGTGTAACCTAACACAGCTTGTGTAGGTCGGATTGTGCAATACGCAATGTATTGCCCAATACACTAGATCCCTGGCGGATCTAATGGGCCTCGGCTCCACAGGAGTCGGGGTTAGAGTACGCAAGTCGTACTCTGCCTTGACGGAACATGTCCGTGCAAGGTGGCTAATGAATGCGGTTTTTCCGCCATTAGCTCTCGTGCTTTCTAAGCACGATGTGGTGCCACCGGAGACTTTCCCCTGGCGCCCATCGACCCTTTTACAGGGTTCGGTGATCTTTCCTAATACGGAAGGATCAAGCCGCACAGCCTGACCCGGCTGTGTGACTGTGGCTACGAACTTCTCGTAGCTCTGGTCGATCATTTTATGATCGGCCATACCTGTGGCTCTGGTCTGACACCAGAGTAACACAAATCGGCCTAGATCACTAGGCCCCTCTATCGGAAAATTCGATAGAGCCGTGCGTGCTGCACGTATGTACGGGTTCATAAAGCCCGGACATTCTACATGGTCCAAGTCACCATGTAGTGCGAATGATTTTCTCATTCGCTTCTTCAGAGCCTTCCATTCACTCTGAAACCGCGCATAATTATGTGCGCAGTTCTCTAACACCCAATTGGTTAGAGTATCCACCTCAGCTTCTAAGAAGGAGGTGTGACGCTCACTACATATAAGTAGTGGCAAGACAGCAGCATCTGCTGTCTGGAACCAAGCACGAACTTGGTTAAGGCGACCAGCATCTAGTCGCCTACGCAACTTCCCACGAAGTGCGGCAGAAGCCTTGAAATAAAGGCTTCGAAGCAGTAAAGACTGCTGATCACACGGAGCGAACTCCGATAGATAGGCTGGGGGTCCACGGACCCTCAGACACCTGAATTGGTATTCAGGGGATATGCGCCTCTCAAAGAAGTCGCATACACTACGGAATTCTCCGTAGTACTCATCCAGTCTCTGGATGATGGTGCTGCTTTGCAGCACTACGATGCGGGGCCCTGCCCTTAAACGGGCAAAGCCCCGATCGTCATATATCTATCACAGATCAAATGTGACGAGACCGCTGAATTTAATTCATGGTCATGATCACTGCACCTCGTGCAGTGGTCCGGATAGAGATTTCTCTATCCCAGATCTCCTCATCATGAGGGAATCCATCCGTGAACTCATTGTAGTCCACGTGAAGCATCGCTCCTGGGTCTTCGAGGAGCGGTGTGTCTTCGGGAATTTTCTCGAAGGCTCGGCCTATCATATATAGTGCCGGATCCACACAGACAACTCTGTGCGGAATTGATGCGTTCCATGCATCCAGCTTTCTCTTTATAAGTAGAGAAAGCCTTTGGTCGCGTGTAATTACACCGACCTCAGTCTTATCTGCCCATTCTCTTGGTAGAATGTGAAGCAGGTAAGAGTCAGACTCCATAAATAAATTGAGTCTGTTCACTACCCTTGGTGGTAGTGGCTTATCCTCCCTTATAAGGGAGATAAGATCTGGCAGCGATTCAGTGAGCAAGTCACTGTTATCACGCAGCCAGTCCTCAAAGTAACCTTTGAGCTGGAGCTTCTCCGGTACGTGAGAGCTCCAATCGAAACCCAAATTCATAGGGTTTAGATGAGGTATCTTCGTTTTATCAACGACATACCCCCAATCATTCTGGAACTTAAATCCAGGATTGGACCATGTGCTCATAAAGAGCTCATAGTCGAGTTGAGGATCATTGGTCCTCCCCTCGCTGAACTTCTTCT